ATACAATGCAGGATCATCTAAGTCAACCTCAGTAACACCTGCATCTCTAAAGTTTTCTTTAGCAGATTCCCAAGAGTTTTTAGCAAATGCTAGTGGGTTAAAAGTATCTCTAGGTTTGCTTGGTGTTCTGTCATCATCTACTGCAGGTAGCATTGAGTCCATCTGAGAAGAAACGTTAGCCATTCACTTTATCCCGCAGTAGTTTTAGAGAACGAAGAGCACGAACTTCACCTTGAAGTCTGTAAATCTCTTCCATCTCATTACGTTGTTCTAGTTGTTTATGTGCAAATGTTATCCGAGAGTCTAACTCTTCTAACAATGCATCCCAAGAATCTTTAGTATTTACGATAAGCTTTAGGCTCATGCTGCACCTTGTTCACCAGTATTGCCTGAGAAGCCCTGTTCTCCTGGCTGAGGGGCTGTACCGATTCCGATGTTACCACCCCCGCCTCCAGCTGTATCCCCTACTCCTGGGGCTGCTCCTTGGCCCTCTGGGGCTTGCCCTTGTTGAGGTGGTAGTGGTTGACCATCTGGACCTACTTGAGGTTGTGGTTCTGGGGGATTAGCCTCTTGGAACTTCTTCAGAATTTCTGCTTGTACTGCAGCATCAGACATAGAGTTTACTAGCTTATCTGGATCAAGATCCATAGACTTAGCAATCTCACGAATGATATAATCCATCTTAGCAAACGGTGCTAGTACAGGGTTTTGTACAACTTGCAAGAACTGCATTAGTCGTTGGCTACGTACTTCGTTAGCCATCAAGCTTTCTGTACCACGAGCTTTTACATCTAAGTCACCTTTGATTTCTTCATCAAAGTCAAACTGCATGTTAAAGTGGAAGAATGCTTTTGCTAGAGGACCAAGTAGATAATCATCTACGTTTTTGATTACGTTACGGATAGAGCCGTTGGCAGCAGACATAAGCATAGAAATACCAGAGGCAGTACGACCAACTCCCTGTACGCCTGTCTGACCATGTGCGAAGGAAGGGAAGCCAGTTGATTCATCTGCTAATACCCGTGCTTTATCGAACATCTGCATGTTCTCGTTTGATACGTTAGGAAACTTAGTGCCGAAGATAGCCTGACCAGGAGCACCACCTTGACGGCGGAATACCTTACCAGGATATACTGACAGGTCTTGCCCAGGAACTAGGTTAGTCTCGTCAACTTCGATTAGCATGTTTCCTGACAGTGCAGCATTATCTACTGCCATACGCATAAAGCCATTCATCAATGTTTGAGTATCGTCCATGTTTTCTGCTAGACCAACACCAAACATGTTATATGGATTTACTTCGTAAGGAACTGCATAGTAAGGAATAATAGATGGGGTAAACGGATTCATCACTAGTCGTAGGACTTGGCCATTACATACCCAGATGTTTACGGATACTTGATCCATATCTTTTAGATCATCTGGGATGTCTACATCATGTCCTTCTAAGACTTCAGTATCAACATTTCCCCAAAACTCTAGAACTTCAAAACGTTCTGAACGAGACTCTTGCGAGTCATCTTCCATAACTTGCTCCCACCACTCTTTGGTGTAAGACTCACCCATAGAGATTGAGGTATCAATAGCATTTGAACGGAAGAAAGGACGGTTTTTAAGTGCACGTAGTTGTGAACGTGACATCTTATGACGTTCTACTACATACTCTGCTTCGTCCATGTTTGCTGCATCTGGATCAGGATAGAAGTTCCAAATAGATACAGAAGAAGTTTGTGGTACAGTTTTAAACTTAGGTGAGTAGTTACCTTCCCCATCCCAGTTAGGATATTCTTTGTCTATAGCAAACGGGCCTTTCATGACCCCAGTGCCAAACAAAGCACACTCAAATGCTGCTACACGTAGTTGTTTATTTGCACCAGACTCTTCTAGCTGATCATGGATTTTCTTTTCCATTTTCTTAGCTGAAAGCATTGCAGGGTGAATAGTAATCTCTGTAGCAGTTTTACCTTCACCTTCTTTAAGCTTGTCTGCAACTGGCTGAAGTTTATTTTTTAAACCTGCAAGACGTTCCTGCAAGTCTACAATAGTTTCACCAGGACGTAGTCTTGTTTCTTCAATACCAAATTGATCCTTAGCCTGTACCATCTGGTCGTTAGACTCAAAGTGTACAGCTTCAGCTACACCCTCTGGCAAAGTTGTAGGATCAATAGTAATAGGAAACTTGTTGTTGCCAAACAATACGTCTACGATTTGACCGTAAGCAGCAAGCACTTTAGTTTTTGTAATTTTTACAAATACACGAGACTTTTCTGTAGAAGTAAACTGTACGTCTGATCCATACAACCCACGGTAGTTACGATAAGCTTTTACCCAACGTTGTTCTTCTGTCTCACGTGCAGTAGATGCTTTGCTATAACGTTCTCTAACAAAACCCACAACTGTACCAGACAAAGGATCTGAATACGTATCTTTATCTGTATCTTCTATGGCTTGGCTTTCTATAAAGTCCATTGCCATTTCATTTTCAAAGATGTCGTCTTCTTCCATAGTTTTTCCTTAATATCCAAAAGTAGGGTCACTTGCTTGGAACCCGACCTTTTGTGTTGGACTGTAATCAAACAAGCTGCTTCTTGGTCTTGTCATAACGCCATATCTTAATGCGTCATAAAGGTGATCTTCTGCATTTGTATCTACATCTTCTGGATTATTTTTATCCAAAGGTATAGCTGGTAGTTGAGAGATTAGGTTCTTGCAAGTATTAAAGATAACCATTCTAGGCTCTTCTGTAAACTCATCTACTTGCAATCGTCTATGTATTTCGTTTTTACCTGAAACACGAGAACCCTTTGATCTATCTGCAGGACGCCAACGGCAACCTTTTGTAATCATCTGCTCTGCTAGACTTGGACCAGTATCACCACGTTTATGCCACAAAGAAGAGTCGAGTACTCCATAACGTATCTTTTCGTCAGCTTCTTCATCTAGAATCATATCAGCTAAATCTGTAGCAAGAACTCTGCTAACGTACATTTCTCTGTATACGATTAACTGTTCATCTGGTGCTACAGCAATCCATACGACACCAGAGTAAGAACCATAACCATAGTCACAGGCTCTAAATTTTGGCCAGTTGTAGGGAATCTCAAAAGGTTCTACCACATGAAGCTTGCGGCTAAACTCAGGGAAGGCTGCTCCCTCGTTAATGTCCCAATCGCCTTCCAGTAGTTGTCTTCTTTGATGTTCAGGGAGAGACAATAGGTTGGCTTCATACATCCCATCGTCAGACAGGTAAGGGTTATCAAACAGAGTTGCAGGGATAAACTTCCTTTTAAATAGGGGTTCACCCTCCCTACTGTGTCCTTTAGGCCAACAGATTACTTCACCACTGTCTGTATCTGTAGCCCAGAATGCCTTGTTAGGTACTTGGGGATCAATAAAAGTTTTCTTTGCCCAAGCATGTCCTGGCCCACCTGGGTTGGTTGTAGCCCTCATATATAAAGGTAGCCCACTAGCTTTGGTTGAACGAAGACGTGACCTCATATAGTTCCAAGGATAGGGTGTAGGCCATTGCGTTAATTCGTCAAAACCAATCCAGTTAAATGCCTGACCTTGATATCTCATAACGTCATCATCACGATCAAGGTAAGACATCCAGAGTGTAGCTCCACTAGGGGCTACCCAAGTCTTATCTCTTTCCATAAACTTAATACCAGGAATGGCTCTTGGATAAAGTTGTTTAGAAACTGAGATAAGCTCTCTTAGTTCTTCTGTTGATCTACGGACAAGAAGCATTCTTGCCTGTGAGTTATTCAAGTATCTAACTGGGTCAGCAACCATTGCATATGATTTACCGCCACCAGCAGCACCACCATACAATACTTCTTGTTCTGTAGCAGAAAGAAAGGCTGTTTGTGGTCCTGGATTTGGCTCAAAGAGAATCTCACGTTGAGCCTTTTCTACATCAATCGGTTCTGGTTTCGGAGTTGCTGGAGCTTTCGTCTCCACTAAAGTCTCTTCTGGCACCGATTCTTTCTTTTTCGAGCTTTTCCGCCTTTTCTGCTGCCTCTCTGTACCTTTGGGCATAGAAATCTTGGATTCTAGCTGCATTCTTACGTTTTTGCTCAAGTTTGATCCTCTTAAATAAACCTACGTGAGAGATATTTCTTCCAGAGGTGGTACTCAACCAAGCAGCTACTTGTCGATAACTATATTTTTTAAGGTGGGTCTTAGCTTGTTCAAAAAGCTCTAATTCTTCTGGAATTGGCAGTAGTATATCACAGTCTTCGGGGTCTTGTCTATACCCAAATGGTATAGTTCTACCAATTCTTACTACTGGAACCCATTCATAGTTACCATTTACTTTTTGTGGTTTAGGTAATTGCCAAGTTTTAGTCTTCATCTGCTTTTGGAGGCAGAATAAACAAAGGACTCTCAGCTTTAACTTCGACTTTTTCTGTTTTTACAAAGCCAGCTCTATCAAGGAAGTCCTTAGCTGCTGCCATCTTCTCTTTATTGCCCAAGTCGGTGGGGTTTTGCATTACTTGCACCATAGACCAAACAGCTTTTGGTCCATTTTGTGCAATAAAATCACGAGTACGTTCAGCTACTTCATTCTTTAGAGATGCCATAACTGTAGTACTGGATGTGCCTTCGGCATACCCTGCAATTTTTAATGCTTTTACAGGGTTGCCTTCGGCTTCATTAAACAGTGCATCTAAAAATGCTTGTTGTTTTTCAGTAAGCTGTCTTTCCATTATAAACTACATCTCTAATCTGACCACGTCCGATACCAATATCTTGTAACTCTTTGTCAGACATAGAACCTAGTTGCATCATTGCGATTCTACGGTCTGCTTCTGCTTGACGTGATTTTTGAATTGCGATTAATACTCTTTTTAAAAAGTTTAACATTTGTGTACTCCTATGTAAAGTAGCATTATTGCTACAAGGAGTAGTTTTACACATATAGTTATAACATACTATTGCTAATATTGCAACCCCGTTATGCAGGTTGAAAATGTTCTTCACCTGAAAGAATAATATGAAAGTCGCCACCAGATTCTTTGTGAGCTACAATCTTATCTCCAGCTTCTAGTGCAATATACCCACCACCTTGAATAAACTCATGCACTGTGTTTGCATCTGGTTTAAACTCATCAGCAATGTGGTGATATATTGTAGTTGAAGCATCATACCAGTGGATACTTATTTTCTTTTGTGCATCACCGTTAGATACATGTAAGTATCTTACTAAAGAGATAAAATTATTAGGGCATGTATAAATCACATCAGAAGAAGCCCCACCTGAAGTGGAGCTAATATCTTTTGCTGCAGTAAAGAATTTAGCTGTACTAATACTGGCCATTACTTAAACAAACCTTTAGAACGGTGATCTGTGTGGCCAGTACGAGAACGAACTGAACCACCTGCCGCATAACCAGATTTTTTCTTAGCCATACCACCTTTGTACATTTTACGTGGGTCTTTTTTCTTCCTATTAGAAAGCCCACCAGATCTTCTAAGGTTACTAAAAAATCTTACGATGTCGTCCATGTAGGTAGTAGGATCATCTGCAGTTTCCTGTTCGATATCCTTCATAATTTTTTTGACACGTTTCTTATTAGCTTCTGATACTTCTGCACTCTTAATGGCTTCTTCAGCCATCTTTTTAATTTCAGCTACAGTTTTACCACCTTTTTTAGCTACAGTTTTGTTGTCAGTTTTTTTAGAGTCTTCATTTGGAGTAACTCTAGAACGTCCACTATATACTTTAGGAGTATCTTTAGTTGAACCTGAATCTGGACGTAGCTTTGGACGAAGTGGTCCTTTATCTTTTAAATCCTCGGCATAAACAGCTAATTTAGCTTTACCATTTTTATCTGTGTAGTACAGTGAGCCAGCTCGTTTAGCTGCTGCAATACTTTTGTACTCACCTGCCTTCTTTTTAGCTTCAGAAGAAGACATACCTTTGTCTTTTAGCCATTTGTTGGCGTATTCTCTTAGTGACATCTTAGCCATTATTTATCTCCACATCCTTTAATGCCAGTGCTTAATTTACCTGTTGACTTAACTAGACCACCTTCTTTGTAGCCTTTTTTAGCCATACCACCTTTATTCATATAGCCCATTCTATTACGTACTGCCGTTGGCAGTTTTTTCAAACCTGTTTGATTTGCTGCTGGTTTTTTCATAGCCATTCCACCTTCTGCTGCTCTGAATTTCCTTACTTTTTCTGCGACTTTTTTAGGTTGAGCCACAAACTGCTTACCTGCCTTAGTGCCTTTTCGTTTTGCTCTTGTAGTGGCTGCGTACTCAGAATTACTAAGAGACTTAATAGCCGCAGAAGGTAAATACCTCTCACCAGTCTTAGCACTAGGCTTCCCAGACTTGGTTCTCCACTTTTGCTTTGTCCACTTTTTGAGGGACTTTTGAGGAGCCTTCATGACTTGTAGCCTCCACCTTTTGCTTTGTATTGCTTGGCCACCATCTGGGCTTTTCTCGCAGACCATTGTCCAGGTTTGCCACCTTTTGAACCCGCCTTGACTTGTTGTACAAGTTTTCTACGCATTGTAGGTTTTGTGTAGTTCCCAGCAGCATTAATAGTATCTCCACCTTTAGACATACGTATCGGTTTCTTTTTCTTAGCAGCTGCTTTCTTTTTAGCAATGGCTACTGCTGCTTGCTGTGCTCTGGATTTATAAGGCATTATGCACTGTCTCCTTTGACTTTGTGGCAGTGTGGAGTAGCATAAGCACCACCCTGTCTTACTTGAGTAGCCATCTGTTCTGCTTCTTCTAGGCAAGCTTGCTCACTGTAAAAGGGTTCTGACTTAGCTATGATCTTACAGGATAATGCCATAGGATCAAAACATACTAGTAAGATACCAATCCACATTTTACTATTCTTTCTCTTCGTCCATCTCCATGCCTTCACACTCCCAAGCTTGGCAAGAAGCTTCTTGAGAACACATGAATTTAAACTTTAAGCAAGCACCTTGATCAGACTTACCCTTTAGTTTCTTTAAGGTTCTAGCTCTGTTATCAAAATACTCACAGTTACCACATTTTTTCAACTTAGCATAAGAAAGCTTTACGTCCCATGCTTTAGCTAACTCTTCTTCGGAAGCACCGTACATCCAATATTCTTCTGCACGAGTTTTGTTTTTTGGATCTACTTCTGGTGTTTCATTTCCCACCATTAAACCGATTTTCATCATTTTTTAGCTTTCCTGTTTTTAGGTGAGGATTTAGTATTACCACCTGGACCCTTCCAGAGGAATCTACAAGCCCAGTATCTGGGGGTTAGTTTATCAGTGGCAGTGTCACATTTGTGCCTAGCTCTAAAAGACTTACGAGCTGCTGCACTGTAGTTATGTCCATAGCCAGTAGCACCAAAGTGAATAAGTTTGATCTTATCACCATCTTTGGCTAGTACCATGTACTTTTTACCTTCACGGTTACTTTTGATAGGTTTGTTGTAACCAGGAAATTTAGTACCTCTATATTCTACACTCATACTCTTTTTCCTGCCCTACTGTTTCTAGGAAAAGATCTGTTAGCACGTTTGGTAGTTACCTGCAGATTTTTCCTAGAATTGTCTCTAGGATTACCGTTACGGTGATTTACGTCTTTACCATCACCTTTTTTAACTGCACCAACTTTAGTCAGGGTTCTACGTGCAGCATTTCTGCCAGCTCTATTCTTTTTTTGTTGAGCTGTACCTTGATACCTATCGTATTCTTTTCGGTAATTCCTAGCCATGTTATCCAATCTGTGAGGGGAACGAGGACGGTTCTCTGTTTACCCCCACCAGTTTATTATAAGTTCGTTAGTTAAAAAACTTATACCGCCAAATTTAACGAGTACGTCTTTGAGCAATTCTGCCCTGTCCCATACGTCTTCCTTTTAAATTTGTTATTTTACCTCGTGCTGGTCTACCTGGTCTAGTAGGCTTAATAGGCATAGGTGTAGGCTTACGTCTACCACGTACTGGTTTAGTAGGTCCAATTGGCATTGGGACTGGCTTACGTCTTCCACGTCCTGGTTTAGTGGGCATTCCAGGATTTTGTACAGGAGGTTTTTTTCTACCTCCACGACCTGGTTTAGTAGGCAGTAACGTTATAGGCATAGGTGTAGGCTTACGTCTACCTCTAGTCGGTGGCTTTGCAGGTCTACCAGGTTGGGTTCTACCGCCACCTGTGGGAGGTGATCCTGGAAATGGTACAGGTTTACGTCTACCACGTGTTGGTGGTTTTGCTGGTCTACCAGGTTGAGTTCTACCACCGCCTCTGGGGGGTGATCCTGGGAATGGAGTTGGTCTTCTTGCCATTGTAATAACTTCCTTTTATGTTATAAGTTCAAAATGTGGTCCATCAATAAACGGCCTACGGCCTTGGGAACGACGAAGATCAATATACTCGTTCATTGCATCTTCCATGGTGCCTACGTACTTGGTGATGTCCCCAACCGACCAAGCTGCGCCCCATTTAATTTTACAGCCAACTTCATTAGCTGCTTCCGCCATTGCATCCGCAATGTCATCATACACATTCAATTCCCATACCACATTCGGACCATCATAAGCTACAAGGTCTACTGCGTGTGAATATCCATCACCTTGAATCAAATGTCTAGACTTCATAGTCTGAGATCTACCAGAAGCATATAACTTCTTCTGCTCTTCTAGTGTACGTACACCATAGGTTACACCGAAGTCTACTTTCGTTAACTCGATAGCTCTTTTAACCGTAGCTACCATGTCTGGGTGTACGCCTTCTAGTTTACCCAGTGATCTGTTTGAAAGTTTAAACGCCATTACTTTTTTCCAAAAAATTTAGTTGCTGAACGAATACCGAAGCTAGCTGCTACAATTACACCAACTGTATACTGATACCACTCTGGCATACCCTGTAGTGCAGCAAAACCATCTTCAACTATTTTACGTCCCCACTCTCCGCAAAATGATAGGATCAGGGGAATTGAGAATAAAATTGTTAGCCATTCGTCTTTCCATGAATTTTGGCTACCTTGAGCCATTACTCTTTCCCATTCAGCTTCTGATGTTGCAGCAGATAACATAATTTGTGCTTCAGCTTCAGCTTTAGCTACTTTAGCTCTAGTCTCTGCAGCTTTCTTCTCAATAGAACCTTTAAGGAAAGTACCTGCTAGTTCGGTGATTGGACCTATAAGTGCCTGTATCATTTTTTAGTGGACTCCTTACCCATCCAGATACCAAAGCAACCAGTAAGAGCACCCATACACACTGAGACTAGACCTGCCTGTGCATTGCTGGGGTCTTCTAGAGCCATAAACCAGTGTACTGCTTGGTAGGTGAGGATAGTCACTGCAAGCATCATTAGTCGTGGTAGGACTTTCCAGTCGTCTAGAATAGTAGCTGCCATTATTCCCAATCTCTTTTTCTATCTGGATCTAAGACATCGTATCTGCTGAGGTGACCCTCTAGGTACATAGCTCTTTCTACTCTGTCGAGAGTGTACCGTACGCCTGTGTCTTGATGGATTGCTTCTCGTACATAGAATACATCAGAACGTGGTATGTGTACTCTACGTAGTTTTGCTTCGTTTCCATCAATTAGAGCTGAATAAAAATCCTCTAGGATGGTCTCTGAAGCATATAGTTTTGGTTTGGACATGAGTAGTTATACTTTAAGTTTTGCAAAAGGCAAGTCTTTTTAGTGGGACGACAGAAAAAAGTTAAAGCCCGCCCCGTACTTTAAGTACACTTTAAGTACACTCTTAGTATTACTTATAGTATTTAATAACTTTTAATATTAGAAGTAATAAAAACTTAAGTGAAGCTTTATGTATACTTTATGTATATAATTATATCCCGCCGGTCGTATTCTGTCAAGAGAAAAATGCTGTGATCACAAAAATAATTTTCCTTATATCGACTCTTAATTTGTGATCACAAAATACTTGTGGTTAACAGCCTTAAAAATACCCCCCTCTGTCACTGGGCGTATATATGTACGCATACACCCCCCGTGACCCATACGCCCCCCTCAATGCAATCAACGGGCGAGTCACATTCAATTTTTTGAATATGTACTATCATCGCATGCAAACATATGAATATGTGAATATGTTTAGACAATATAACATTATATTCGCATATTTGAATATGTTATAATGTAACATTTTGCTACTTGCGAGTCGTTCGCAAGAAGTATGCACCATATCATATTCACATATTACAATTCCTGAATGTATACCCCAACCAACACATTCACATATCTGAATATGAGAATCATTCGCAAGTAGACACATTCAGTTTATTGAATATGTTATCACATTCAGATATTCATATGTTTGAATATGATACACATTCAGTTTCTTGAATGTTAGCCCTAACAAAATACCCAAAAAATACACATTCAGTTTCTTGAATATTAAACGTAAAGGCCGTTTTTAAGGCCGTACAATGGGGGCAAATTTTACCCTATGCCTGCCCTATAGAATTGAACCCCCTATTCAGTGAAGCTATTTGATAGGTCTACGTTCATATTCAACTTACTGAATATGTTTTTTCTGGTATATGTGAAGGGTATTAACATATCCTTTTGGATAGGTTTGACTAGTACGAAAGTATAGGTTTTTGGCCTAACATATTCAACTTTTTGAATACTATCATGCCTATACTAATGGATAGGTGTGTATCCCTATGCACCTCAAATTATGCCTCTGGATAGGTATAAAACCTGTTGACAAGTTGATATTCAGGGATTGCCGATAGGCCGTCGACGGACGTAAAACGGGGGTCACCCGATTAGCTTAACGGCGTCCAGTCTTATAGAGTAGGTCAGTGATACACCCCCACGTTGTTTGAAAATTGAATAGGACTAGGCGGATAGGCGAAAGCCGATAATTCCAGACAAAGCCTAAAAAGAGTAGGCCTAACCAATGGCCAAAATTTTCGGTTTTGTTATAGTCGCAATTACTAGCCTAGTCGTCATTTTCGATAATTTGCAAGCCCCATGGTTTTGGGGGCTTTTCCCGACATAATAATAAATCGGGACAATTTGGGGACCGTAACAATCGCAACCAAGTTGAAATAAAAGGTAGCAAACACAGCCATTGCTACGCAGATCAAAACCAGTCAATCAATACAAAATTAAGCCTTTGGGGCGTATGAGAAAACGTCTTAAAATACTAGCCCACACGATTTGACATATAGTCAAAATTTAGGTGGTGTTTCCATATAGGTTGGGACAGACGATAAACCAAAGCAAGATTGACTAGCCCACTGCGAACGGTTGACCAGATCAACTTAGGTGGGCGCAAGCCTTGCCAGCTTGTAAAATACATTCATATTCCAATTATTGAATGTGTTTTATTTACTGGCAACGTCAAAACATGAAAGGAAACATTATGACATATTCAGTGAAAGATTGGGGTTCAGATATCCGCAACGCAGAAACACGTTTTTTCCCAATGGTTGCAGATTGTTTGGAACAGTTAAACAATGGCAATTCGACAGACCTAGCAAAATTGCTATGCATCACGCATGGCAAAAAATCTAGCATTATTACAGTGATTGAGGGTGAACGCCTAAAATTTGCAACGCCTTTAAAACGTATCTTGAACCATGCATTGGAAGGTGTTGAGATAAAATTTGATGCTAAGAAAAAATCGGGTGTCAAAATCAAGGTGGGTGACAATGGTGGCGCAAGCACTGATCGCATACAAGCATTGCGTCAATTAGGTAAAGCAACGGTTGCATCAAAAGCATTCAAGGATGCATTCCCTGCACCCGAAAAGGCTGCAAAGCAATTTGATGCGATCGCATGGGCAGAACGTGCGGTAAAATCAAATGGTGCTGATCAATTGGAAGCAATGATCGCAGCATTGCAAGCAAAACGTGGGTAAACTATCATCACACAAAAAATAAACATTAGATAAGCACTTGTGGCACAAAGTGTCACGAGTGTTTTCTTATGTCTATTTTATAGGAAAGGAAAAGACATGGAAGAACTGACATATCAGGTGATGGTTGGACATATTCAATACGGCCCACGTGATGAATACATGGGCATGTCGTATTCTGTCGATACAACCCACGACACAAAAGAGGGTGCGGTGCGTGCAGCTGTAAAACTGGATCGTGAAATGCATGATCCAGAGTGTGAAATCATGGTGCGTCAATGGCCTTTTGGGTTTATGCAACGTGTGGATTATTGGATGCCAAAGGTGGATTTGCCGCATCCAACCGAAGAAATACCGTTTTAATGATGTGATGAAAGGGATTTTACAATGACTAAGCCAATCTACATGGTGCGGTACGACATGAATGAGCCGAATGAGGCTCGTGATGACGATCTATATGCACTCTATCGTTCGTTTGAACGTGCATTGCAGGGGGTAAAATTTGTTATTGGTGATGTACATGCAACACCTGTGACCGAAAATATCTCGTGGCGTTTGTGTGGTGATCATGGCATTGCCACAATAATTAAAACCTATATAGTTGATGAGGTGTAACATGTTTGGGTTTGTCGTATTAGTATTGTTAGCATGTTGGGCATTGGCATGGTGCATAGAAAACCGATGAAAATAGTTCAACGTGGTAAAAAGTGGGTGTTGTATGGTGACGATGGTAAGGTCATTGTCATCACGACATCTAGGTTAATTTGTGAATGGATGATGAAAAATGCAAGTACATCTACTGACAGCCCCAGTGTATAGCTGGGATGATGGAACCTACACCATTGGTGTATACAAAAGCATTGATGGTGCAATCAATGCAGCAAAAGAACATACTGAACTTGACGACTTGCAGTTTGTGCAATCTAGTAGTGATGATGTGGCATTTCTTGTGGAACCAGATGATGATCCAGAGGATGCAAAAGCATGGGGTGAGTATGCCTCTGAATATAAAATCATAACAAGGGAGTTGTTTGAATGAGTGTAGCATTATGTGGATGGTATGAAGTCGAGAACGGCTTGGAACCTGTGGATCAGGAGGGTGAGAACCTGAATGAAATAGTGTGTCGTCTGGTGAAAGAAGATCCAGACTTTGGTCATACCGATATGGAATTGGAGTTGACCTATGCCAATGGTGACACAAAAGATGTAACCAGTTTAGTTCATAGGTTGATACGTGATGGCAATCTATAAATCTGTGAAACTATATGTCAACGATGTGTTGATCTGTACACTTCCAATGGCCAGATTGGAAGGTACCTTAGCCGCCCTGCGTAGTAAGGGCATACGTAACATCCGTGTAGAGGAGTAAAAACATGGGACGTAAAAAAAGTGAAAAGAACTATGCAATCAACTTCAAGCATGAGGTGTGCCAATACTATGAGCACCACACGCAGAAGGAGACCATAGAAATGTATGGTGTCTCAGCAGTTAGCATATGGAAGTGGCGTGTAGCACTAGGTTACCGCAACAAACACCGTGGGTACAACCCGCACATGCAGCACATACAACCTGTGGTACCAACGCAACAAACCCGTGACTTTATGGTCACACGTGACGAAAATGGTAAGCTGCGAGCTGATCTTGCAGAGATTACACAGAAATATGTTGCACTTGAGCAACAGTTTACCGAGTTCAAATCTAAAATTATGGAGGCTCTACAGTAAATGAACATATTTGCTTTCGACAAGTGTCCTGAGCAATCTGCATTGTGGTTGGATGACATTCGCAAGAACAAGATGATCTTGGAAAGTGCGCAGATGTTGTCCACCGCAATCAGAACACTCTGCCCCGACACTAAACTGAAGGTCTACAAGGTTGCGTATCTGAACCACCCTTGTAGCATCTGGGCTAGAAAATCACGTGGTAACTTTCGTTGGTTAGTGGAACATATGACCTGCCTCTATATCCAAAAGAGTGGGTTACATAAATCTGCCAACCTGTTACCACAGTTCAATGAGTATGCAGAGGATGGTGACTTTCCCGATGAGGACTTGACCGACTTTGCAAACTGCGCACGTAACTTAGAACGTGGTGTAGATTATTCAGATGTTGTTGACGTACACAAAGCATACCGCATGTACATGAACGACAGATGGAAAGAACGTAACATTACCCTCACATGGAAGTGGGGGGAGGAACCAGAATGGAGACTGTAATATGGCTACTTATACTATTCGTCCTGTAAACATGGACTTTGTACGAGCACATGAACCTAACATTGCCGATGAGGTTGTACCTTACGGTGAACACAAGTTCGATGACATCGAGTGGACTATCAACATTGAGGGTGATCGTTTCCCTATGTCTGGTGTCGTACACCTATCCACTGGGGGGCAGTACCGTGTGTTTGCCCCTACACGTAAGGGCTTTGTCGTACAGAAGGCATACAAGATGGACATGTCTGAGTCTGATGAGGTACTACGTGAGTGGGGTGACTACAACGAGTACAACATGTGGGAGTATGACGACAAACGTCTGCAAGACTGGTTGCAGGGTCAGGTCAGTGACATGGTTGACTACAATCACAACACATGCAAACCTACGTACCGCCTACGTGCCTTTGGCCCCAGACGTTCTGAAAAGTTCTTCGGCAAGATCACACTGTGGCAGACACAGAAGAACCGTGATGACGATCGTCTCACTGCAATGAAACCTGCACGTGCAATCAAGATGATGTTTCCTGAGCTTGACCACAAGTCTCTCATCACGATTACCGATGCATTCCTACAGGAGTTTGCCCCACGTGAGCTTACCTTACACACATCCAAAGATGCAAATGAGTTTGCCTTCGCCTATGCAGGTGAGCAATCCCCAGCAGAGAACATCAAGACTACACCAGGACGTAAGTCAATGGCCTCTAGCTGTATGCGTTACGAGTTCGACAACCTTAGTGCTCACCCTGCTACAGCATACGCAAGTGGTGACTTTACAATCATCTACACCACTGACCAAAATAACTTGGTGGCTAGTCGGTGTGTCGTGTACTACAACCAAGGTCAACCTAGACAGGCAGGGCCAGTGTACGGTGTATCTGAGCAGTCTATAGACATGATCGAAGAACACCTACACAAACTCAAGGTTACCCTGTATGAGAATGGTGCTTGTTGGATTGGTGCTAGGTTACAACGTATCGAAGAAGATGGTGGCTTTCTTGCACCATATCTTGACTTGACACCACAGTCACTAACTGATACTGGTGAGTACTTGGAAGTCAACCGCCGTGGTGAGATTGATGCCAGTCAGTACAACGGTATCCTTGGTGGTCACTACACTAGCTGTCATGAGTGTGGTGAGCATTTGTCTGAGGACGATTACTACTACTCAGAGTACAATGATAATCACTACTGTGAGCACTGTTACTACCAAGAGCACCTGTACTGTGACTATTGGCAAGAGACTGTCCACCAAGATGAGACTGTCGTCTGTTGGCGTGTAGGTTACAACGGTCAGCATGAGTCAATCCGAGTGTATGAACGTATTGTAAATGACGGTGATGTCTTTGTCGAGTGTACTGACGGTGAGTACTGGCACATTGATGATGCTGCATTCTGTGAGTCTCAGCAAGAGTTCATATCCCCCGATGATATTGGTGACTACTTCACATCCGACTGGGATGGTGAGCTGTACCACAACGATCAGAGATGTGAGCTTGAGGACGGTGACATCGTATCCAGAGAAGAATTAGATAATGACCACAACATCTGGCAAAAGAATGAAGATGATGTGTGGGAACAAGTGCAAGAGGAGTTAGAATTAGATGCATAGTTTAGTAGAGATGCTGCGTTACATGCGGCCAGAGGGTACAGTTACCCAACGAGAATTTTGTAAACGGTTCCTTGAACCTGTGTTTGGTAGACCAGATGAGCATGGCAATTACATCATGCAGGTTGGACATGAACCACACCTGTGCTTTACTGCACACCATGACACAGTGCATAAGACCGAGGGTATGCAGAAGGTTGTCGTCACCAATGACATCGTGTCTGTAGCTGACAGCAAGACATCCAACTGCCTTGGTGCTGACTGTACCACTGGTATCTACATCATGCTCAATATGATTGAGGCAGGTATCGAAGGTACATACGTTGTCCATGCAGCAGAAGAAGTAGGCTGTAAGGGTAGTGCTGCATTGGTAGATGATATGCCTGACTGGTTGATGTATACCAAAGCTGTCATATCCTTTGACCGTTACGGTGACAAGTCTGTGATTACACACCAGATGGGTATGCGTACTGCATCCGATGCATTCGCCAAGTCATTCGCAGATGCACTCAACATGCCTCAGCTCAAAGCTGATGATGGTGGTTCGTACACTGACAGCAATGAGTATTCCCTGTTGATCTCAGAGTGTACCAACATCAGTGTCGGTTACTATGGACAGCATGGTGTCAACGAGACACAAGACCTTGAGTATCTTGACATGCTCATTGACCACCTAGTGTCTGCTGACTGGTCAAAGCTAGTATTCAAACGTGACCCATCTGTTATGGAGTCTTTGTACTACGACAAGAAGTCGTATGCCGTTGATAACACTAGGGAAACTGCTGACTTGGATGGTGTCATGGACTTGGTTATTGACTACCCACAAGCAGTAGCAGAGTTGCTCTGTGCATATGGCTTCACCCCATATAGTTTGATGGAAGAGTGTCAGATAGACGACATGTCACATTTTTACAACTATATGGATAATTACGCAAGTCGTAGGTATTCTTGACCTTGACGAGGTTTTTAAGTTGACCTATATAATACTTAAAGTATAACTTAGAGTTCTCTAATACTTTAGATATTTAAAGTAGTAGAGATACTTTAAGTAATACATATAGTACCGCCCCTAGCTCAACTGGATAGAGCACCTGACTTCTAATCAGGGGGTTGCAGGTTCGAGTCCTGCGGGGCGGGCCAATAGGAGTCCGCATGGATGATCCACATGATGACTGTACACACTGGATAGGAAAGATATGAAGTTAAAAGATGCTGTAGATAAATACCTCAACAACAGGCAATTCAATTCGTTGTCTAGATCCTCCCAGAGAAACTATGAGTATAATCTATTAGCTGTCTGTCGTATGTCTGTGATGGGCAAGACACTTGGTAATGTAAGAGTCGATAAGATTAATGCTGCCATGTGTATGGAGATGTACGATACATGGGAAGCAGAGACCTCAACCTCCAACGCAAACCATCTGTCACGAGTGTTCTCTGTTCTCATGAACTTCCTAATCACAATCGACATTGTACCTTACAACCCAATGGCAAGGGTAAAGAAACGTTCTAGTGAACCTCGTTCTGTCGTATGGACACACGATCAGGTCATGAAGTTTCTTGATGCTGCTTTCTCTAAATTTGAATGGCGTAATATCGGACTCATCGTACTCATGTGTTACGAGTGGGGTCAACGTCCTGTGGACATTCGCCACCTCAAGTGGGATAACGTAGACCTAGATCAAGAACAGGTGACAATCACACAAACCAAACGTGGTGCTATTGTTGAACTACCCATACCTGACAACTTAATGGAGATGTTAACGCAACAAAAAGAGGATTGGGACTTCCAACCATACGTAGTACCCAACCACAGGCCACAGGACAGTGCCTACAGGCCTCTAACCGTTTCTCAGATGACTACCCTGCTTGGAGAAGTTAAGGCTTCTGTAGGGCTTCCTGAGGAGCTTCAGGTGGGTGACCTTAGAAAGACAGCTATTGTCCAGATGATTGAGAGTGGGGTAGATCACCTTGCAATTCAATCTGTGTCTGGACACAAGAACGTTTCTAGTTTAAACCCGTATAATAAATTCAGTATCAAGACTGCGAAGTCTGCTCTTGAAAGGAGACAAAGACAATGATTGAAGTAACTCACATTGACCACATGGGTAGTGATTTATCTGTGGTGAATGCAGCACGTGTTAGCTTTGGCAAAGAGTCAGTGTTTAAAGACGAATGCTTTAACTGCGGTGGACTTGCCCTAAGAAAGTATCCTGGCATAGACCTATATGGATGCCGTGAGTGCTACATAGACATACCCGCAGAAAGACTTATCTTGGAAGATAGAGATGCTAAGTTGATTAGATACCTAGCCAAGCACAACCACAAGTCACCGTTCAACCACACATTTGCTACATTCCGTGTAAAGGCACCTGTGTTTGTAGCACGTCAGCTAGTCAAGCATGAGTACATGCCGTGGAATGAGATTAGCCGTAGGTATGTGGATGATGAGCCTGAGTTCTACACGCCACCTGTATGGCGTGGACGTAGTGCTGACAAGAAGCAGGGTAGTGATGGTACAGTTGATCTTGATAAACACTGGGATGACATACCTGATGATGGGGATTACCCTATGCCATCTCTTGCACATCAAGATGCTTTGTATTGCTACAGGGAACTTCTGAGAGCTGGTGTCTGCCCTGAGCAAGCACGTATGGTATTGCCACAGTCTATGATGACTGAGTGGTACTGGTCTGGTTCACTCTTTGCCTTTGCTAAGATGTGTGGACTACGATTGAAGGACGACACACAATATGAAACACGTGTTGTGGCAGAGAAGATCGAAGACAAAATGATGAAACTATTCCCTGTATCATGGGAAGCACTAAGGATGTATGCAGAATGACAGGAAAGATTGGAGTAGAGAATGTAGAGGAACATGAAGATGGTTCAGCTACATTCACAGTACAGCTAGACGATGATGTACGTGAGATGTTGGCTAGTGAGGGACTGAAGCTTGTACTCTACTGTGCAGCTGCTAAGTTAGACATGCAGGTAGTGTACGATTTTATAGAGGATCACATAAGGTATGAGAACGATGAAGAGATACGCAGTAATGATTGACGTTGACGGGGACTGGATGTACGTCCCCGAAAACACATTTGGCTTTACAGCTGACTCAAAGGTACGTGTCTTTACAGACAAGGCCAAAGCTGAGGAAGAGGCATCACGTTGGAACACTGGTGTGGTAGTGGACTATGACACAAAGCACATTCAACCGTTCACACAAGAGGAACGGCAACGTGCCAAGGAGAGAGCAGAGGCTAACAATGTTCACCGTTGAGTTCGAACACGATGCATCCATTATCACTACGATAGATGAGAGTGGACAATGTGAGGACGTTGAAGTAATACTTGGCGATGATGGTCAAGTTTATATCAGGCAGTTTGATTATGACCTGAATGCCTACGATATGGTTATCATGGGCTATCAACAATTCTTAGAAATCTTTACTGCAATCAACAGTACGGAAGGCGTGTTTAAGATACACGTAGAAAGGGGCTAAATGCTAGATATGTTTACTGGTGCAGTTGTCATGTACTTCCTTGGTGTAATCCTATTACTAGGTGTCACTGAATCAATAGATGAGGACTCACCCCACGCATCCAAAAGATTTGCCTTGACATGGCCTCTAATATCAGTATTAGTGATATTGGAAATGTTAGTGGAGCTGTTCAATGGCAAGCAACGATAACCCACACTTAGCCTGTCCATACACGGATTGCGGTTCAAGTGACGCATTCAACTGGAACGATGATGGTTTCGGCCATTGTCATTCTTGTGGTAACTCTTACCCGATGAAAGACATGCCAGAAGTCTTCGACTGGGTAAGTTCAGAATACAAACTTAAAGAGAGGAGAAACCCTATGGAAATACCTGTGGATGGTATGACATACGAGGGCATCAGAGGTATTGATGCTGACGTGTGTGAACTATATGGAATACAGATACAGACTGGTGAAGGACGACCTGTACGTTATGCGTATAAGTATCCACACACAGTCAAGTATAGATTGTTTGACGACAAGTCTAAGTCTTGGATGAAAGACAAGGGACTTGGTATGCACTACCTGTTTGGGCCAGAGTTCAATGCAGGTACAAGTCAACGTATATACATCACCGAGGGTGAGTTCGATGCAGCTTCTCTGTATCAGATCTTAGGTAAGACGTTTCCTGTAAAGTCACTACCCTCTGCATCCATCGGTGAAAAGTTTATCAAGCACAACCACGCCTACCTGTCGTCTTTCAAAGAGATTGTATATGCAGGTGAGCTTGACGATGCTGGCCGTAGAGCAGCAGACAAATTATATCAGGCGTTCCCAGAAAAGTTCTGGTTTGTGCCTATGACAAAGCATAAGGATGCTAATGACTTCCTGACTGCAGGTGATGGTAAGGAACTGATGTGGGCTGCTAAGAAGCCACAACGTTACTCACCAGAGAACTTCTTCTGTTCTGATGCAGATGTGGAAGCAGCTATCCTAAATGAAAACCCTTACGAGTACGTACCCACTGGTCATTCTGGCCTCGATGACAAGATACGTGGTATGGTCAAGGGTGGTCTTACCTTTATCAAAGCTCCTCGTGGTACTGGTAAGACCGAAGTTATCCGATACTTTGAGACTGGTCTACTACGTGATGACAGCACACGCATTGCACTGCTGCACATGGAAGAGATGAAGTCTACAACGTATCGGGCTATGGCTACCTATGAGCTAGGTATCAATGTCCGTACAAAGGACGATGCAAGAGAAAATGGTTTTACTGAGCAGCAAGTTATTGAAGCTGCGCAGAAGCTTACACAAGGTGAACGTACAATCATTTTCGAAATGCGTAGCCATGACGATCCACTAAAGCTACTTGACTACGTGAGACTAGCTGCATCTGTTTATGGTGCAGACTTCGTATTCGTAGATCACGTACAACGACTGGCTTATCTATCCCAATCAGGGGTAGATGGTGCTACTAGCACACTAACAACCCTTGGCTCTCGTATGGCACAACTTGCCAAAGAGTTGAACATAGGTGTGGTATTTATATCACAGGTTAATGACGATGGACGTACTAAGTATGCAGCATCTCTTGAAGAGGAAGCTATTATCTGCGTAAAGATCGAACGAGATGTAGAGTCCGAAGATGAGATACTTCAGAACACTACTGAATTTGTTGTTGACAAGAACAGGCCATTTGCTAAGTTGGGTAAAGCAGGATCAGTCTACTACGATCCAGAGACCACCATACTTAGTGAAGAACCACCATACGAGGGGAGTGTAATAGCAGCATGATTGTATTTGATGTAGAAGCTGACAACCTGTTGGACGATGCTACTATGATACACTGCCTGTCTTATACTTCAGATGGTATGAACTACAAAACACTGTTTGATTATCAAGATATGCGTGATCTTATCTTGTCCCAACGTGGTTTGATTGGTCATAACATTGTTCGATACGATGTACCATTGCTTGAGAAGATACTTGGTATCAAGATCACAGCACGGTTATTCGATACACTACCTATGTCATGGGTTCTAAACTATAACAGACCTAAGCATGGTCTTGAGTCTTTCGGTGAAGACTTTGGTGTCCCTAAACCTAAGATTGATGACTGGCAGAATCTTACACGTGAGGAGTATGCTCACCGTTGTACTGAAGATGTTAAGATCAACTGGCTGCTCTGGAAAGACATACTCAAACGGTTCATGTTTATCTACAAGGACAAGAAAGAGTTGGATAAGTTCTTTCGTTATCTTGAGTTCAAGATGGACTGTGCAGCTACAGCCGAACAGATTGGTTGGAAGCTAGATGTCGGTTTAGCTACAAAATGTGTCGCAGACTTGACACAGCAACAGTCTGACAAAGTTGAAGAGCTTATGACTGTAATGCCTAAACGTAAAGTTACGGCTATCAAACGCAAGCCAAAGGTTTGCTTCAAGAAGGATGGCTCTGTCTCTTCCAATGGTGAGAGATGGTTTAACCTTCTTGATGAACAAAAGCTTCCCCGTCACTATGATGGTGAGGTTACAGTAGTTAAAGGTTGGAATGATCCTAACCCTAACTCTACTGAACAAGTAAAAGACTGGTTGTATTCCCTTGGTTGGGAACCTTGTACATTCAAGTTCAACAAGAACAAAGAAACTGGTAAAGAAAAGAAAGTACCACAAGTCCGTAAGGATGGTGAGCTTACTGAGTCAGTTAAGCTTCTGATTGACAACAATCCATCAGTTGCAGTTCTTGAGGGTCTTACCATTATACAACACAGACTTGCTATCTTTCAAGGGTTCCTTGATTGTGAACGTGACGGTTATGTGAAGGCAGAGATTGATGGCCTCACCAATACACTACGTTTCAAACATAAGAAGCCTTTGGTAAATCTTCCTGGGGTTGACAGACCTTGGGGAAAAGAAGTACGTGGCTGTTTGACTGCACCAGAGGGTTACATTCTCTGTGGTGCTGACATGACCTCTCTTGAGGATACATGCAAACGTCACTACATGAAACCATTTGACCCAGAGTATGTAGAAGAGATGTCTCAAGCTGGCTTCGATCCTCATCTCGACTTGGCTAAACATGCTGGTGCAATCACTCAAGATGATATTGATGCTTACAACAGAGGTGAGAAACCAGAACTAAAAGCCCTACGTAAAAACTACAAGGTGGTAAACTACTCTGCCACTTACGGTGTTGGGTCACCAAAACTATCTCGTGAGACTGGTATGTCTATCAAGCAAGCACAAGCTTTGCTAGATGCATATTGGCAACGTAACTGGTCAGTCAAAGCTTTTGTAGATGCACAAAAGATTCGTACGATCAATGAAGAGATGTGGGTACAAAATCCTGTCAGCAAGTTCTGGCATTCATTACGATATGAGAAGGATGTGTTCTCTACACTCAATCAATCTACTGGTGCATACTGCTTTGACAAATGGGTTGCTTACTACCGTAAACGTAGGCCAAACATCATCGGTCAGTTTCACGACGAATCAATTAACTTGGTAAGAGAAGGAGAACAGAATGAGCACAGTGATGCACTAAATTGGGCTATTGAAAAACTTAACGAAGATCTTAAATTAAATGTTGACTTGGGTATAGACATCCAGTATGGTCAACGGTACAGTGATGTTCACTAAACAATGGAGGGCCGCATGGCTACACGTAAAGTAAAACTTTCTGGAATTGCCGAATGGGCAAAAGTATTTGAGCAAAATCGTGACATGAAAGGTTACGAAGGTGCTTACGAAGTACACGATGGTGCTTGCACTATTGATCTCATCATGGATGAGGCTAATGTAGCTGCACTAAAGGCTTCACGTTCAATCAAGCAACCACGGGACGAAGGTAATGGGCAATTCAGAACAAAATTTATCCGCAAATTCAACACAGGGCGTGACTGGGACAGTGGTGCACCTGTTGTTACGAAGTCTGATGGTACTCCTTGGGATTTCGATACTGATGGTGCCATTGGTAATGGGTCTACTGTAGAAGTAATCCTGTCCGTCTACGACACTTCCTATAAAAATCGTGCAGGTACACGACTTGATTCTGTAAAAGTTATCAACTTTGTACCAGCCGATAACGTAATCCAAGCCGAAACAATATCGGCGGATACCGCAGCTGCTCCTGCTGCACCCAAAACAGACGAAGTTCTGTTCTAGTTTCCTTGCAACTTAACTGGCCCCCTTCGGGGGGCTACTTTTTAAGGATAAGATATGAAAACGATTGATACTCTAGTCGAGGACATTGAATCAGTTATCTACGGTCAAGGCGGCTGGAATAAATCTGTTGCAGAAGCTATGGGTAAAAGCATTGCTGACACTGCGAACAAAAGATTTAGCAAACCACAGGAGCCTCGTGGGTATCTATCTCTGTCGTCCATCGGCACACCATGTAAACGTAAGTTATGGTACAAGATAAACAAACCAGGATTCGGTGAACCTCTTGGTGCTAACATGTTACTCAAGTTCTTCTATGGCGATATGATCGAAGAGCTAGTTCTAGCTATGGTTGTAGCATCTGGTCACAGTATGAAAGGTTCTCAAGACAGACTTACGGTACACGGCATTCGTGGTCACCGTGATGCTGTTATTGATGGTATGACTATTGACGTTAAGTCATGTAGTCCATACGCATTCAAAAAATTCAAAGAAGGTAACCTACGTGAGAATGATCCATTCGGATACATCAGTCAGCTATCTTCTTATGTCTATGCAGCTAAAGATGACCCACTAGTTACAGATAAAACACGTGGTGCATTTCTAGCTATCGACAAAGTAAACGGAGAGATTTGCCTAGATGTTTACGACTTTACTGAAGAGCTTAAAACAAAAGAGCAAGAGATGCTTGCCGCAAAAGACTTGGTTGCAGGTGACATACCTACTGAACGTATACCACCCGTACCTGCCAGCAAGTCTAGCCCTAACACCAAGCTAGACAAGTCTTGTCAGTTCTGTGAATACAAGAAAGCTTGTTGGCCTAACCTAAAGATGTACCAATACTCCTACGGTATTGAATACCTAGTGCATGTAGAAAAGCCACCTAAAGTTCCAGAGGTAACTGATGGCTAGGACTGCAAAAAACAAAGGTAGACTTGGGCAAAATGAAATCAGGGACAAGTTACTAGAAGCTTTTCCAGAGTTTGAACCAGATGACATCAAGTCTACTACTATGGGGGACACAGGAGAAGACATCCAACTGTCCCCTGCTGTAAGAAAAAAGCTACCCATCTCTATCGAAGTAAAAAGACGAAAAGCCGCACTTAAAACTGTGTATGATTTCTTAGATCAAGCTGCACATCATGGTAAAGGTGAACCAGTTGTGTTTTTTAGAGCTGATCGTAAACCTTGGGTTGTAATGGTTGGCATTGAGCACTATATAGAACTAATACAATCGTGGGATAAAAAAGATGAAAGTTAAAATATGGGGTGTAGTACAAGGACCAATTAGTGTAGATGAATCAGGTGAAGATGCCCCTGACGGTGCTAATTGGTTCATGGTTTGCAAAGCAGAGGTAGATGGTGTTATGGGTGATGATAATTTCTGGTTTGAAAGTTTTGATGATGCTTACGAATGGGAATCACATTTTCAGAAAAGTATTGAGCCACTTGTCATTGACATGGGGCCATCTTCTGAATATAACTAGAGGTTCGCCATGAAGTTTGAGATTCATATAACACTCGAAGTTGATCCCGATGCAAACTTTCTGGAGACTTGTGGTGACAACACAGACGTTATTTCTGAGTTGATTCAAGACTCCATATACGATATAGATGATGTTAAAATACTAGACTGTGAGGTAAAATATGATCAATGAAACTGATCTTGAAGCCTGGGACTACTATGACTCAGGGCAGCTTAACGACTACCAACGTGCTGCTGCACACACTGCTATCTATAAGCAGGAACATGCTATTATCTACCCCGCATTGGGACTTGCTGCTGAAGCAGGTGAGGTAGCCAACAAGGTTAAGAAGATTATGCGTGATGGTAAGTTCGACCGTGAAGCTATTGCAGATGAAGTAGGTGATTGCCTATGGTACATTGCTGCTCTGTGTCGTGACCTTAACGTGGACTTGAAGGACTTAGCTGATGCTAACCTTCGTAAGTTATATGGACGAAAAGAACGTGGTACACTAACAGGATCAGGAGACAAGAGATGAGCAACTATTTACCTACTGACTATCAGTCATTCATTCACAAGTCACGGTATGCTAAATACTTTGATGGTAAGGGACGTGAGAACTGGGATGAAACTGTTCACAGGTATATCTACGAGGTAGTCTACAAAGCCCTACCCAACAATGATTTTGACGGACCTGTAAGCAAAGAAGTTTATGACTTTGATTGGGGTGCTGTTGAGAAAGAAATACACGATGCCATCTTGAACCTAGAGATCATGCCCAGTATGAGGGCAATGATGACTGCTGGTCCTGCACTAGAACGTGATAACACAGCAGGGTATAACTGTTCATATTTACCAGTGGACGACCCTAAGTCTTTTGACGAAGCTATGTTTATCTTGCTGTGTGGTACAGGTGTAGGCTTCAGTGTTGAACGACAGTACATCACCAAGCTTCCTGAAGTACCAAAGTTGTTTGAAAGTGATACCACTATCGTAGTTAAAGATAGTAAAGAGGGTTGGGCCAAAGCTTTCCGTCAACTGTTAGCACTACTATGGGCAGGTGAGATTCCTAAGTGGGATGTCAGTAAAGTACGTCCTGCAGGTGCACGACTAAAGACGTTTGGTGGTAGAGCTTCTGGCCCTGCTCCACTGGTTGAGTTGTTTAACTTTGCTGTATCTACCTTTAAAGCTGCACAAGGGCGTAAGCTTACATCTATGGAGTGTCACGACTTGATGTGCTTTATCGGTCAAATTGTTGTTGTAGGCGGTGTACGTCGATCAGCTATGATTTCTTTGTCTAATCTATCAGATGACCGTATGCGTCATGCTAAGTCAGGGCAATGGTGGGAGACTGCAGCACACCGTGCACTAGCTAACAATTCAGTATCATACACAGAGAAGCCAGATGTAGAAACATTTATGCGTGAGTGGACTGCACTGGTTGAATCTAAATCAGGTGAAAGAGGAGTGTTCAATCGTGAAGCATCCAAGAAACAAGCTGCAAAGTATGGTAGACGTGACTCTACGTATGACTTCGGAACTAACCCGTGTTCTGAGATCATCCTTCGTCCTTATCAGTTCTGTAATCTTACAGAGTGTGTTGTCCGTGCTACGGATACTATCGACGATCTTGCTCGCAAGGTACGATTGGCTACAATCCTTGGAACAATCCAATCAACCTACACCAAGTTCCCATACTTGCGAAAGGTGTGGCAACGAAATACCGAAGAAGAACGATTGCTCGGTGTGTCTCTCACAGGGATAATGGATAACCCATTACTTACTACAAAGAATGCTGCTCTTGAAAAAACTCTTCGTCATCTGCGTGAAGTTGCTGTTGCTACTAATGCTGAGTGGGCTGATCGTCTCGGTATCCCTGTATCTGCTAGTATCACGTGCGTTAAGCCAAGTGGCACTGTCTCTCAGCTTGTGGATTCAGCATCTGGAATCCATGCTCGCCACTCACGGTTTTACATTAGGACTGTTAGAGGAGACAACAAAGACCCTCTTACTCAGTTCATGAAAGATCAAGGCATTCCTAGTGAACCTTGTGTGTTTAAGCCTGACACTACTACAGTGTTTAGCTTTCCACAGAAGTCACCTGATAATGCTGTGACTCGTAACGACATGACAGCTATCGAACAGTTAGAGATGTGGTTAAGCTATCAAAGAGCATGGTGTGAGCATAAGCCAAGTGTAACTATCTCAGTACGTGATTCTGAATGGCTGGACGTAGGTGCCTTTGTGTACAAACATTTTGATGAAATGTCTGGTGTATCGTTTTTGCCACACTCTGATCACACCTATCAGCAAGCACCCTATCAAGATTGCAGTAAGAGAGAGTACGAAGAACTACTGTCATCAATGCCAAAACGTATTGACTGGTCTAAGCTGTCTGAGTATGAGCAAGAAGACAACACTGTAGCAATGCAGACAATGGCTTGCTCTGGTGACTCATGCGAAATCGTAGACCTAACATAGGTGCTGTGCCTTCACCCTGCATACTCATCTGTCAAATAAAAGATGGAGAGTGTGTAGGGTGTAAACGTACAATAGACGAAATCAGAGACTGGATCATTATGTCAGAGTATGAACAAAAGAAACTCTTATGCGAACTGAAGTGGAGAAAAGATGTACGTGATAATAACACGTGACCAATGTAACTTTTGTGATAATGCCAAAGCATTGTTAAAAGGAGTCAATCAAAGCTATGTAGAATATAATATACAATCTGCAAGTAGTAAGTGGTTGCTTTACCTTTTGAAAAGGTCTAGTATCACTACAGTACCTCAAGTATTTAATAGCCAAGGTACACACATCGGTGGTTACACAGAACTAAAGGAGTATCTGGAACATGAAAAGAACAAACAGACCATTTAGTAGATCTCTATATGAAGCTTACGACAAACAAGCTAGAGATGTGTTAGTAGAGTACTTATCTAACAAAGGCCACAAGATTGTGAGTGACGAAGAAGACTATAACGTAGATGTCGTATCTCAAAAACATGGCTATACTTACTTCAACGAAGCAGAAGTTAAAGTTGCTTGGAAAGGTGATTGGCCAACTGGTTGGGAAGAGATACGCATCCCTGCACGTAAACGTAGGTTAATTGAGAAATACAAAGAACAGAATGGTGTTCTTAACTTCTATGTTTTCAATCATGATCTATCTAAAGCATGGAGAATCCGTGATACCCTTATGACAGATGATACCATCAAAGAAGCTAGTGGTAGGAACATTTGGAAAGGTGAAACATTCTTTCACATCCCCTATACAAAAGCAGAGTTGGTTGAACTATGAACGTAGAAAACTTTCCAGAAAAGCCTAAACGTACTAGACGAAAGACAAACTACAAAAATGCTGCAAACAAGCAGGTGTCAGGTTTGGTTCCTAGAACCAATAAACAGAAAGATTTGATTGAAGCTCTCAAGAGTTCCAGTCAAATCCTAATACTTGGCCCTGCAGGAACAGGTAAGACGTATGTAACAGCTACTTATGCAGCTGATATGTACATCACCAAACAGATTGATAAGATCGTTATTACAAGGCCTCACGTGGCTGTAGGTAAGGACTTAGGTTTTCTGCCAGGTACCCTAGAGGAAAAGACTTACCCCTGGGCATTGCCTGTCCTAGACGTTCTCACAAAGCATTTAGGTAAGGGGTCTGTTGATACTGCTATCAAGAATGGTAACATTGAGATGGCACCACTTGCTCTCATGCGTGGTCGTAGTTTTGATGATTCATTTATTATCGTTGATGAAACACAAAACATCACCACTCACGAATTAAAAATGTTATTGACTCGTGTTGGAGAAAACAGTAAGATCGTCCTCAATGGCGATGTACAACAGTCTGACTTAAAAGAAGCTGATGGTTTATCTAAGATCATCCATCTTGCTAAGAAGCACATGTTACCGATACCAATCATCGAGTTTGGTATTGATGACATTATCAGATCAGACATATGTGCTGAGTGGGTAAAAATATTTATGAAGGAGGGACTATGAAAAAGATTGAGTTTCACAACGTTGTGCCAACAGACAACGTAAACAATCCTAAGCACTACGGTCAAGGTGACATCGAGTGTATTGACTATATCAAAGACATCTTAACAGATGAAGAGTTGATTGGTTACTATCGGGGTAACGTTGCTAAATACCTACACCGATGGCGATACAAAAATGGTCTAGAAGACTTGAAGAAAGCTCGTTGGTATCTTGAAGCTTTAATTCAACAACAGTCACGGAAGTAACATGGAAGTAAAGAAACCTAGAGGCAGACCACCTAAAAAGAAAACCCTTGAGCAAGAAGCCCAAGAGTTTCGAAAAAATAAAGTTCCTGCTGAACCACCTATGACAGCTAGAGTATACCTTGCAGGTCAAGCACTTGCAGGGTTACTTGCTGCACACAGAGGTGGTTACGTTAGGTTTGAAGATATACGACGAGAAGCTTATGAGTGGGCAGACAAAATGTTAGAAGATAAAGGTTAGGGGTTTATGCCCCTACCTTAAATCTCTAAAGATACCATCATCTCTATTTTCAATAATGAACAAGATGTACTTAAGTTTCTCAAGTCCACCTTCCATTGTTTTAAGGTCTTCTATTTCACCATCGTAGTTTGCAATTTTTTTAGCATCTTCGATGTATCTCTTTTGCTTAGACATAACTTTATTCTCTAAGCTTAGAAGTTCATCATCTTTTTTAGTACTTCTTTCGAAGACTTCTCTGGCCCTTCTACGGGCCTTTTCTTTTACCCTAGCAGCAATCTCTAACCTAGTGTTTAGGTCTTGGTTAAAGAAGTCGTTTTCTTCAATAGCTACTGATGACTCGTAGTTTAGAATATCACTAATAATAGAGTCCATTCTGTTTTTATACTCTGGTGTACCATTCCATCTTATACCAGCCCAAGACTGTTCACCGATAGACCCAAACAATCTTTCAGATGGTGTCATAGGTGCAGCTGATCTAGCTCCTCCAATAGTACGACCAATGTCTACAAACTCGTTACCTTCTCCACGAGTTGCTGTTTCTCTTTTAGGGGCATCCTTACCATACCCAAAGATTTTATCGACGTATCTCAAAGAGTCGTTAAGAATCTTATTACCTTGTCGTCTATCCATCTGACTAAAGTCATCGGTAATAAACATAGCAATTTGATTTGCTGGTTCTAAGAATCGAGTACTACCAGATGCAATCCGTGATAGACCACCGCCAACAATCTCAAAAGACTTCTTCAACGTCTTGTCGCCATCAGCTTCAAGTACTGTCTCGTATAAATCTTTTAGTGTATTATATACTTCCCCAGAATCTCTAAACGTTTGTGAAACTAAGACAGAGAATGCTTCTTCTTTTAGTGCAGGTGGTACTTTACCATCCACTTCAATATGAGCAACCATTTGTGAAAGAAGCTCTACATAGCCACCAGGAAATTCGTAAGTTTCTTCTCTTAGTGATCCATCAGGTAGCTGAGTTCTATTCCAAGGTATGCCATTTTTAATCTTTTGTTTAGCTTCATCTACGTTAGACTGACCATTTCCTTTTGGCCCATACAGTAATCCAAAACCAACTATACCTTTAGCCATCAGTTCTAAGCTTTCATCACTATAGAACTCTTTAAACTGACCCTTATAGCCGTTGTAGACAATGTGTCTAGCAGCATTAAAACCACTGTAGTCACCTAGTGTAGCTGTAGCTGTGTTAAAGAACCTACCAAAGGGTAGTACAAAACCACCACCTGCAGAGTTTGAAAATCTTTCAACACCTTTGGCAATACTCAGAAAGAATCCATTACCTTTACGTTGTGTCCAAGATGTAGAGTAGGTCTCTCTATTAGCTCTTTGTAGTGCTGGCTCTTGTACCTTTTCCATAAACTCTTGACTAAACATCTTTGAAAATGCATCTGGTTGAGACATAAACTCGTTATGTGTCATACCATAATGCTTCATAATGTTTTGATCAAAAGCACTGTAGAAAGACAACATCTTAGTTGTCTCATCCTGCAGCTTAACACCCATAGCTGTTTGAAGTGCATCAATAGCCTTCTCAGATAATTGATTTACTTTAGCATTAGGATCAAGGTTCAATCTTTCCATAATCTTAATGGTGTCTACACCACCAGCTCTTTCTGCAAAAAGTTTTTCTGCAATGTCTGGTTTAACTGCAATCAGATTTTGAGCAGCTGCAATAGTTGCATCATAGTCTATAATATTTACACCACGTCTAGCTGCACCAAGTATAGAACCTTTAGCACCTGTTACATCACCTTTAGCTAACAACAGTGGCGAAAGAACGACATCAGAAATATTATTCATAGTTGTCGTATATGCCCAACCTTTAACGTTGAGTCCAACTGTAGATGGGTGTGATGTAACAAGTCTTTTCCACACAGATTGAATATACTTAATTCTGTCTGCGGGAGTTGCACCAACTTTTTTATTTGTTTCACCTGCTAAGTTTAACATATCCTTAACAGTAATTTCATTAGGATCTTTACTTAAGAAGTCTGATAAGACTCGTCTGTTATACAAAGTTTTACCAGCAAATCTACCACGGTTAAGGAACCAAGCAGATAGATCTTCAGCATTTTTAATTCTATTGATAGATGTAGGTAGTTTACCAAATTGGGATCTAAAAGATTTTTTATAATCCTTGATGATATCATCAGGTAAATACTTTAAGGCATCTGCAAAGAACTTAGAAACATTGTCATTTTTTTCTCTAGGTACGAAAACAAATCCAGCATCTGCCATGCTCTTAGCAAAGCCATTTTCATTAAACATTAGTGTAACTTCAAAGAAGTCTTCTTGCATGGTAGGACTACCAGCAATATCTTTTTTAGTTACTTGTTCTGCAGCTTCACCCCTAGCTTGCATATAAGGTACAAACTCTTCAAGTTCTAGATCATCTTTAAACCTTTGCAGTACACCACGAAGGTTTGAGGACACTTTGTCCAAATCAACATTGGACATAACAGCTTCTTCAATTTCATCAGCACCCTTGTTTCCATGTAATGTATATACATTTAGATATTTTTCAAAAGCTGTGTTACCTGCCATAGCAGACTCTGTGAGGCTTGAAACACCTTTTTTAGCCGCAAGGATTGATGGTATTACTACAACGCCTACAGCTGCCCCTACAGACTGGGGTATACTGTATTTTTGCTGTACACCAGAACCAATCTTTAGTCTTTGGTAGGTGTAGTCCGCACCAACAGCCGCAGTCATATCAACGGAAGTAGCTGCAGCAGCAGCTTTAAACTTACTTCTACCTACTTGCTTGAAGCCTTCTGCAATAACTTTACGTTTAACTTCTCTTGCAGCCTCTTCTGATATACCCTTTTTAAGAGCAGCCTTAGCTGCTTCTTTAGCCGCAGTTCTAACTGCAAAAGCACCACCTTTTGCACCAGCTGCAGTAAATATACGACCTACACCAAGGCCTAGTATAGTTGTAGGGTCCCATACAGCAGCTCTGACGTAATCTCTTACACCATCACCCATTTCTCTCCAAGTGGTATCATCACTCCAGATGCTTGGCATAGAGTCAAACAATTCAAAAGATGCACCCATATCTCTTTTTTGTAGATCGGTAGCACCTGCAAACCATGCAGCATCATTACCAGTGGTTACTGTTTGACCACCAGCAAGAGACCGCATCCAGTTCTGCCACTCTTCAAACACTTCCTCATCACTCAAGTCTCTGTCGTACTTATAATCAAGTGTGTAGTTGTTCCTAGTGTCTTCACTGAAACGAGACTTCATGATGTTTCTGATCGTACGAACAAGAGTGGGGTTTTTTAGGATAGCCTCTTTGTTCATTGGACCATCTAAATCTTTTAGTTGTTCCATAACAATGGTGTAACTATCCAGATCAGATTCTTCTGCTGGAGATTTCTGAACGGCTTCAGAAACACCTAATGTATCGAAAAGGCGTCTTGGTGGTTCTTGTTTTGCAGGTCCGAGAGTATCAAAAATAGAAGGCCTATTTTGAATTGTTTTCTCTTCCTCTTGCTGTTGTACTGGAGAACCCAGTGTATCGAAAATACTATTAGCCAATTTAGCCACCTAAAGCAGTATCAATAGTTGCCTGAGTTAAAGGCAGTATCTGCCCACCAAGTATAATTGTATCACCCTCTTTTAATATTCCAACTCTAATAGCCCTAGCTAAAAGCTCTTCACCATACTCATCCATAGTGAATGAAAGTGCTGCATTACCTACAATCAAATTCATTTTAGGTGCAATTCTACGGTCACTTTCAGCAAGTGTAATAGCAGTTTCAGCACCAATAAGTTTTTGGGCTGGAAGTAGATTATCATTTTCCAAAGCTGCTAAAGCTTCGTCAATGGCAGTTGCCATACCTTCATTAACTTGTTGACCACTACTTTGAGCTTGAAGGATCATATCCTTTTCTGTTGTAAGAGCACCCAACAATTGATTTTTATACAAAGTTCTATACTGAGTTACCTCAGTAGGGGTCAAAGACTCCATAGGTTTAGCAGCTGGAGTAATGGTAACTGAGGTATATGTTTCTGGTTCTAGATATGTTTCTAGGTAGTCATTCCAATTTAATCCTGGAACAGGTGAATCACCTTCTAGATCAACTCCAGCTAGTTCAGCAAGTTCTTCAGCATTAAATGGTTTTTTGTCTTGTACAGTAGTTACGTAAACTTCTTCAAACAAACTTTCTGATTGTTCTGGACTCCAGTTTAAACCCGCAGAAGTTGCCCTATCTCTACCATCAGTAATAATCTTAAATGCTTGATCCAAAGTTTTAGTGTCTGCATTTGAAAGTTTAGTTACAAGCTCACTACCCTCTGGAAGTTGAGTCTTAATAGCTTTCAACAAACTTTGTTTTTCTGCACTAGTTTCAACAGAGTTTTCACTTGATCGACGACTAGATCTGCCACTACTATAAGTTGAAAGAAAACTTTGCATAGTCTTTAAACGATCTAAACCTAACTGCTCTTCAGCTAAGTCTAGCCTAGCTTGTTGTAGTGCTCGATCTTGTCGAGACTCTTTCATGGCTTGAACGTCTTTCCAACCTTGGTATAGGCCTTGATACACACCCATTATGCAGTCCTCCGTGCCATAAGACCTTTAGGTTTTTCTTCCTGCATAGGTTCTTCCTGTGGAGCTTCTTCCATAGGCATAGACTCTTCTAGAGGAGTTAGGTCAATTTCATCTGTTTCTTCGTATTCAGCAAGAATTTTTTCCGCAGCTCTTTCATTCAAAGAGTATGTAAGCTGTTCGTCAGAAAGTTCCTCATCTTCAAAACCATCATCATACTCAAGTCCAGCTGCTTCAGCTAATCCGACAATATACTCATGAATTACTGGTGCAATAATCAATGACACATCAAGAGTGTGCTGACCATCAGCTACAGCACTGCGAAGGATACCTTCAGTTATCATGGTAACATCAAGACCAAGTTCGATGAATTGCAAGATAGCTTTCATCTTCTCAGGTTTTTGAAGTCTGTCCATGTGCCACAGCAGGGCATCTTCTGGAGCATCATACTCAGGGGGGTTTTCCCAGTTAGCATTTTTTGGTTCAGATACTAAAGACTGTCCTGGAATTGGTGCACTAAACATTACTTATTTCCCTAGATAGAATTTTGATTTATTAAGTCTAGCTGACGCATTTGGTTTAGCTGGCCTCAAATAGGAGTCAGTAAATATTTTTGATGCTTGATTAACATTACTAGTGTTTTCAAGCCTCATCAAAACTTTTTGATAATAAGGGTCAGATTTAAACTCATGGACCAAGAAGCCTAAGTTTGCTTCATAGGATTTAGGGTTTAAATTGTTTTCTTTAGACCACTCCATAAATTTCACACGTCGAGGACCAGTCCACTGCAGTACTCCTGCACCACCTTTAGATCCTTTTACCAGTGGATCTAACTCTTGGAAGAACTGAAAGTCTCCTGTTTCGTAGGCAGCATTGCCAGCAATAGCAGCAGCTACGTGATCATCTATACCAAGAGCCTCTTCTAGGTCTTGTTTTAGTTTAATACCTGAATCTTGACCAGATTCAAAAAGAAAACTTTCAACCTTAGAATCTGCATCAGGAACTTGACCCATCAGATTTTTCAACTGATCGTTGTTTTCGTAAACCTTTTGCAACATATCATTGATGAAATCTTCTGATAAAGTTTCCTCTGGTTTACTAACTCTTCTCATAAGAGCATCACCAGTTTCTCTGATACCTTCCCCACTTAGAAGTTCAGAGTCTACAGAAGTATCACGACGATAGAAAGATGAGATAGGTTCTGTACCTCTTACTTGCCTACGTAAGGCACCCTCTTCTCTAGCAGTTCGACTTTGTTTTAGTCTCTCATGGTATTCAGTTGACATATTATCTTACCTTATCTGAATAGAATGTTTGCTATTAATGCCCACTTAGATGTTTCTTCTGCATCAGCCCTTGCCTTAGCATACTCATCATACTTTTTATCAGCCATAATTAGCTCAAAAGCACGTTGTTTTTCATCCTCAGTAGCTTTAAAAGCATAGTCCATCAAGTCACGTTCACGTTGCCACAATTGATCCAAAGCAGCTGTGGTAATAGCATTTACATTCTTTGCTTTTTCCATGTTAGCTTGGTTTTGTGCAGCAGTGTTAATTGTAGCTACATTTTGTCTCCACTGAGCATTTGCCTGTGCAACAACTAATCTGTTAGTAGCATTAAACTGATTACGTTGATTTTTAACTGATGCATTAAACTGTCTTGCAGCATTCTTCTGACCTGCATTAAACTGCCTAGTAGCATTTCTTTGTGTGGCATTAAATTGAGATACCTGTGTTCTCAAGTTTGCCATAAACTGCCTTGTTTGGTTTTCAGAAGCAGCATTAAATTGAGCAGCAGCATTTGTAGCAGCAGCATCTGTAAAGATAGACTGAGCAATAGATTGTGCTTTAAACATTTCAGCTTGTTGCTGATTGCTTAAGTTAGCCATATCCATCTCTAAGAATGCTTGAGCATTTTGAACAGCAGCTTGTTGCTCATTCGACAAGTTCTGTTGTTCTAGTTGAGAGATAGACGCAGCTTGAGCCATAACCATAGCTTGTCTATTATTTAGATTTGCTAACTGCATTGTGTTAGCTGCACGAGAGTTTTCAAGTGCTACCTGCTGTTCAGCAGTAAAGTTCATATCTGCTATATCAGCAATACGAGATGCATTTTGAACTCTTGCTTGGAATGCTTGGTCAAACTCTTGGCCGATAAACTGAGCACGTTGTTGTGCTGCAAGCATAGCACGTTGTTGTCTGTTCGACAAGTTCTGCATTTCAAACTGTGCTTGAGTTTGAGCATCTGCCATAGCAATAGGTAGTGCAGATTCCATTGCAGCTTGTACAGTAGCCTGACCTGCAATAGACGAAGCACCAAGACCTCTTGCTGCCATCTGCCCCATAGCAGCTCTCATAGCACCAGCTGCCCATGCAGGTGTCTGACCACCTTCAAAGTCTTGCATCAAATTAGATAGCTGCTCTTGTACCATAGTTTGTTGGGATGGTTGAGCAGTTGCAGCTTGAACTTGTTCTGTAAATGCTGCAGCAGTTGCCGCATCAGCAGCACCAGTAATAAGTTCACCCTGTTGAATTTGTCTTTGAACAGGGTTGTTCATCATAATGGCTGTACTTTGCTCGGCTTGCAAATTTTGTACAGCACTTGTCGTCGGGTCCATTGTAGCTGCTTGAGCAAGAGCTTGCGGGTCTACGGCACCTTGTGCTCCTTGTACACCTTCCATAGCTGTTGTAATATCAGCTTCTGTTCCTTGTGCCTGATACGTCTCAGTACCAATCTGACCAGGGGCTTGTGCTGTTGCAGCTGGACCTGCAGTAGCAGCAGTCATAGTAGCTGCTGGACCAACTTGACCAGTACCTGCAGCCATAGTAGTTCCTGGTGCATTAGGATCAATCTCAGATACTTCTGTTTCAGTAACTAGAGATGCTGGATCTGTGTAAGCTGCAGTAGCCATCTCAGATTGAGCAGTTTGCATTTCTGCAGCAGCTTCAGCTTGAAGAGTCTGAATTTGATTTTCTAATTTTCGAATCTGCTTATTAGCAGCTTTAATAGCTTTTTGAGCATTGGTGTATTTGGTATTCTTTTTTTCAAAAGCTTTTAGTTTTTCTCGATACTCAGCAAAAGGCTTGTTTAGGTTAGCCAACATTGCTTTTGCTTTAGCAGCAACTTTTGCTTTAACTTTTGGGTTACTAAAATAGGCTGTATATTTTTTAGCTTTTGTTACACTATTTACCAGTACGCCACGTTGACGACCACCACTAACCTGATTATAAGCATGTTTAAACTTGCCTGGATTTTTTGGTTTATTAGTAGGTTTTTTTACACCCTGTAGTTGTTGAATCTTTTGCTGTAACTTAACTAGCTCTAGTTTTTTAGCATTTAGTGTATTAACCTTAGAGTTTCCTTCAGGTGCAAAAACTGCTCCACTAGTAAAACTAGTGTTAGGCATAAACATGTTTGGAAGTGTGTATTTCATATTAGGAAATCTCTTTAATTATATTATAAACTACTTTGTTAGAAGAGTCAAGAACTACCATTTACCTTGATTTTTGCCTACGAGGTACAAGACAAATAGAACCACTGCTAAACCTGTAATCAAAGCTAAGATACCGACAGTCCATTCAATGATACTTTGCTTTATCTGTTGTTTACGGAACTCGTGTTTCTTCTTTTGCTCTCTCATGTCCCTGAGAATGTCTTTGTACTCTTGTAATCCTGTTGGACCGTGTACAAACTGTATCATATTCTCAAGTTCTTTCTTAAGTTCTTGACCTTTTTTCTTTGCGGCAAAAGCTTCAGCAGCTTCTTTCTCTAAGCTAGATCCAAACGACTTATACCAAGGTGGATTCTTAGCTCTACGTTCAGCTTCGTTTAAGTCAGCCCAAGCACCAGCAAACTTAGTCATAGCTTGTGAGGTATCTCTACCTGCATTAATTAGCTGTCTCATTTGACCTACTGCAGTAGATGCGACAGACAAAGCTGTTAATGGATCAATCATAGGGTTATCTTTCTAGGACAAATAAATTCTGGATGAACCCTATAGTATTTTGTTTTATCGTCAGGGCATTTGTAAGTACAAGATTTATAAAAACCATCGTAGAAACTATGACCAAACCCTACAATGAATATTAGACAGGTCATTTAGCAAAAGCATCATCAAGAAGTATGATCTCTAGCCTTTGCACCTGTAGCTGTAAATCATTAGTTGTTTTAATGTTCCAACCAAGTAAGGCTATAAGGGATGCGGCAAGTACACCAGCTAATGCTTTATTATCCATGTTACTTTTCCGCAACCCTATTCCTGCGAACTAAAAAGTCTTCCCACATAGGCTTAATCATTTTGTAGTTCTCTTCCACCTTGTAAGTGATGACTGCCATATTAGCATTCATCTGATACAATTGGAAAGAACCCCAACTTAATAACCCTAGTGCTAGAACACCTAATAGTTGCTCAGGTTTCATTTAGTCTGCCTCGTCTGCTACTTCTTCAGTTTCTACAGATTGTGCTAACGCAGCCATGAATGCATCACGTCCTACTGATAGCTGATCTAAGTTAAACTTAGTTGATCGAATCTTACGTTCTAGATCAGTGATATGGTTAATGATAACCTTTTGTTGATCTGTAAGCTGATCTTCAGTGTATTTTTTGTCGTTGATTGTAATGACGTTTGTTTGTTTCTCTGTCATTTTTAACCTTCCTTTTCTTTAGATTGCTTCTAATGCATCAAGTCTTGCCTTGATTGCGGTTTGCTCTGTTTCCAGAGTTTCAATTCTCTCCATAGCTTCTTGCAGTGCTTTGACTGCTTTCATGTAAAGAATAGAATACTTGACACTATAGTGTTCTATCTGATTACCGTCTGCATCTAAGACTGGGTTATCCTCGTCATCTTTTTTAAAGTGTTGCTTTACTAGACCACCCATACCCGCAGCCTGTAAGTCTTGAGCAATCACACCCAACTGGTTTGGCGCATCTAGGCCTTCTTCAATCCAAGAGTATTTCTTGACCTGAACAGCTTTAATGTCATCCCACTGAGAGCCACAGGCAGTAATATTTTCCTTTAGTCGTTTATCCGATGTACCACCATATGAGTTGGTTGCACTTCGGAAGTCGCCATTTTCTTCTATTTCAGATTTAGTCACACCTCGACGTTCATGCAACCAAACATAGTCACCTGCGGTTCCATCTCTAGCTTGCATTCTTACGGTGGTATCATTTGATCCACTTCCAGTGTGGTAAATGATAATAGCTTCCTCGGTAGAAGTATAAACATTACCGTGGCTTCTGCCTACTCTAATACCACCATTTCTAAGATAGATATCACCTGCATCATCTAACTGCATAGACCCTTCTGAGCCATTTTCGTATGCATTAGCTACGGGATAAAACTCTAGGTTTGCGTTACCAGTACCGTCATCACAAGTGGCAATCATGCCCCCGAATTTATCAGCACCGGCGTCATTGGTTTTAAATAGGTAGCCACCGACATAGTCTCCTGCAACAACGGCAGTGTCTGATCTACCTGCAACAAACTGTGTACCACCAGTAAAGAAATTAACAAAACTACGTTTACCAGCATTAAATGAGACTGGAATGTGACCCGCAGGGTCTGTAACGGACATGCCCACGTTGCTGTTAGAGCCATCCACAAAGAAAGCTGCTGTATCGTTGCCACTTTCAACACGGAAGTCAATGTCTTTACTGTCTTCGTTAAAAACAGCTTCTGTTGCACCTATCTGAAAAGCATTACTAAGTGAATTGTTTTTCCGAATGTAAAACTCTTGACGACTATCTTCAGTTCCATCAGTCACATCTGTTATTTTTGCATAGTGAGTGGCGTAAATAATAGTTTCATCTGCACTATTTTTTCCAGCAAAATGTATAGAACCTAAATAGTCATTGTCGGCAGGGGAAGGTGAGTTTCGTAATAAATATACATCTGGCCCAGTAGATGCACTGTCATTCGTACATTCTAACTGGAACATAGCAGGATTTGAAGTAGAGTTAGATGTTATATGCAAAAGGCTTACAGGATCAGTCTCGTTTATGCCAATATTACCAGCACTGTCAATCACCATACGTTGTGTTCCAGTGTTTGCACCATCAGCAGTAGTCCAGAACTCTAAACTACCAGGCATATCGTCAACACCAGGAGTGCCATCAACACGGGCTATAATTTGAGCACCTATAGATGCAATGTCCGTACCGTCTGCCCCATAAAAGTTAAGTGCACCAAGTTGGTCGCCGTCCTGAACAATAGTAACATCACCTTTGGTGGATGCTCTTGATCTAGCAAAACGTAGTGCTGGCCCTGATCCTGTGTTCTGGTTTCGTAGAATACCTATAGAAGATGTTGCACCAGTTGTTCCAACAACTTGCAATGGTGGAGGCGTGGCTGAACCAATTCCTTGTGCTGTATGGTGACCCACAATAACAACATCACTCGCCGCATCGGTCACAAACAGATTAGATTCTGAGCTACCTTCAATGCGGAAATTAACGTCATTACCAGGTTCGTTGATAACAACCTGACCGTCAGTACCACCAGTGTCACCTCGCAAAGTGAGCATCTGACTTCCACCGCCATTACCTAAAACGTTAAAGGTTAAACGACCTTTTTCTGCACCATCCGTTGCATCTTCGATAAAGGCTTCAATCTTGGCGTACTGGTGTTTGCCGCCGCCATCATCTTCACCACTAAAGTAAATCTCACCGATAGAATCATCTGCTGCTGGTGTAGAAGAGTTGCGATATAGATCAAGAATTGGGCCGTTGTTTGCACCACTGTCAGTACCTTCAACCCGTAGTACGATAGGCTGTCCACTACCTTTTAAGTGTAGGTTGGCAGAAGGACTAGATTCACCGATCCCAACATTACCACTGCTGTCGATACGCATGGCTTCTGAGTTATCAACGTCAAACCTAATATAGCTATCTGCCGCCTCATCATTATCATCTGCACCAATTCTCAAAACACCTCCAACGTTTCGGATACGTGCTGTAGCACTTCCATCTACCATATCAAAGTTATGACCATTGCCACTTGTAGTGATTTCTAGGTGTGTACCTGTTGACGAGCCTGCGTCTACGGTCAAAGTCCCCGTGATGTCTAGAGTATCAAGATCACTATCAAACCTAAATGCTTCAGTAAGGCTACCATTACGCATTGAGTAGAATACTAAGTCAACCTCTTCGTCTGTTGGTGTTAAACCAGTTGTTACAATACGAATAGCACCGCCAGTTTCTACGTTACCAGCAGCAGTTTCTACTTGGAACTGCATACCGGTACCAATACCCACAGCAGGAGTACCACTAGACTGAGCTTTAAGGGTTAGTGTATTAATAACTGCGTTTGTTGTAGCACTCTCAACGTCCACAGTAGCAGTTTGACTAAAGGTTACATTGCCACCAGAAGAAATAGTAATAGCATCAGCATCTGAGTCAGAACCGATTGTAGCACCATCATCAATTAGGATGTCTCCAAGGGTAGCTGTACCACTCGCATACAAGTCGTTAAACTGAACTAGAGCAGTACCTATATTAAGTCCATTATTGGTACTAGGTCTTACTTCGTTAGCAGTTGCAACAAACTCTTGGGTTGGACCAAGTACAGTAATAGCAGCACCTTCAGCAGATGTACCATCGTGTGTGTGACCTGTAGAAGAATTAAAGGCAGCTTCAACTGCGTCAAATTCTCCATCAAGATCTGCCGCATCAATAACGTTACCGTCAGCAATGTTGTTTGCGGTGTCGTTTCTTGTGTAACCTGTTCCCATAGTAATTTACCTTCTTGTATTTGTGCCGTATTCTAGAGTTATAGCATCGAGAGAAAATGGAGGATCTGTACCATCTGATGTGTACTGTAGAGAGGCAACAAAACCTGATCCTACTAGTTGAGTTTCAAAAAGTGTTAAAAGTTTAGTACTGTATACTGCTGATCCACCGAATGTTGATGAACCATAAAAAGCTACTTGTCCTGTAGCATTGTTAAGGTTTATTTTATTAGGTTGAATACTGTCTTTTTGGTCAAAGTCTAGTTTCAAACTAACATCAAATGTTACACCACCTTGTGGATCTGTGTATAAAAACATTTTGTAGAATGTCTTACGAACTCTTGGGTCTGTAAGTGGCATAAATGGTGTAGAAAAGTTAGCTTTTATGTTTGATCCATCAAAGCTGTTACCATTTTCCATTTGGTATAAATAACCATCGTTATTAGCAAACACAATAGTTTCAGCATTTTGATAGAATCTACTGTCTGCTACATAGGCTCTGATACCCCTAAGTTCTGCCCAGGCCATACCTTCACCACCTTGACCTGCAAACTGAGTTCCTAGAATACCTTCTGCTGAAGATTTACCTATGTTGGCATTATACCCTAAGATTCTATACTGAGACTTGTTACGAATAACAACACTGCTAAAAGATGTATTAGAGCTTACAAACTCTGTGACTTTATCTTGAATGTCTTTTGATACGACACCTAATCCAAAGTCACCAATTCTGTCTGTGCCACTTAATAGCCGTAGACCATCTGGGCCAAGGAACATTACATCCCCACCAATCTCTTGAATAGTGTCAACATCAACACAGCCAATATCTGCTGTAATAGGTTGTAGCTGAAAGTCTGAGATAGTGCTGCCAACAATACGTAGTATAGAAGATTCAGTAAAAATAATTAACTGTTCTCTAAATACTATTAGCCCTGTAATGTCTGCTCCTACAGATATTGTACCAGCACCTGCAGCAGCTGTAAAGTCATTATCTGTAAAAGGTGCTGTAAAAGTTAAAAGATTATCTTTACCAAAAAATAGTTGATTCTTAAAACTAGTTACAAATTTTGCACCGTTTACATCGGATGGTGCATCATCAAGTGCTGTAAAAGTAGTACCATCATATAGTGCAGGTACGTTAGTACCATCTACTATAGCTATTTTTTCTGTTCCAGTATAGTTATACCTAGCAAATCTTGTTTTACCAGCATTTTCTCTTGACGTACTTAAAAAAGTTATAGCAGCATTATCTGCTGGAGAGCTATCAAGAGCAGGGTCAATAGTGAGTGTAGTTGCACCAGAAGTTACCGTAGGTGCTGCAGTAATAGTGTATATTAAATCTACACCATCAATCTTAAAAATGTCACCTAACTGTGGATCAGAATCTATGCCATCAATATCTAGACTTGAACCAGTTTGAGATGCACCATTAACTAAGACAGTACCATATGAAGGGACATTAATCATAGAGTAGCCATTACCACTCGTCTTATATAAATCCTCATTCTTAGCTACGATTACACTGTCTAGAAAAACTCCACAACCAACGGCAAGGTAATTTGAGTTAGTAGATACAACCTTTACGTCATCACCATTACTTGGATTTACTACCATTGTTTGATCAAGGGTAAGAGTAGCTCTATTTACTGTGTCGTTAAATGAAACAGTAGCAATAGTGTACCTAAACGACAGAACAGCATCATCTTCTGGGGCTATTGCAATAGCAGGTGTAATTGTTAATGTAGAGGCTGTACCAGATAAAGCTGTAGCAGAGCTTACTGTATATACAGTTGTATCACCAGCTATGGTAAAAGTATCGTTGGCTGAAGGGGCTACGTCAAGGTTATCTACATCAAGGCTTGTACCAGTCTGAGTTGCCCCAGCTACTGCCCCACCTTCCATAGAAATAACATCATCAGCTTCTGGTGTTTCTCTCACATTAGCAAGAATAAGGTTAGTTCCAGTTTGTCCATCGCCGTGAACTACAGGAGCACCATAGGGTGGTATAATCTCCGAATCATATTTATCATAACCTAAAATTCTTCTGTAACCACCTTCAATAGATGGTTCAAAGTTTCTCAGAGTACGAGCAGAGCCAGGCATGTTGATACCTTGCTGCAGTGGACTCATATTAGTTATAAGACCACCACTAAACTGAATAGGGAATGTCTGGCGTGTTGTAGGCATCTATTAAGAAACTCTAGTTAGGTTTGATATTGTAGTGTTTACAACAGTTGACCGTAAGTAATCATAACGGTTAATGTACAGACTTCTCATCTGTTTAATCTCTTGCTCAAAACGTTGTTGCATCATTGCAGCTTCTTGACTTTCACCTCTAAACATGTAGGCAAAATGCATAGCTCCATTGATGATAACATACCTAAACTGTTCAGGAATACTCGGAACATCTGTGTCGTTGATTAGATCTACAGGTAACCTGTAGTATTCATAAACTAGTTTGTAAGCTTTATCTGGGGGATTAATTAAACCAAACTCTTGATCAGGTGTTTTAAAAACATAAGAGGGTAGTTGTCTGATACTTGTGTTAGTATTATATTCTAAGTCTACATGTTTCTCAAGATATTCTTCATAAGAAATAAGGTTTAACTTTTGAGTTTCGTTGTTTAACGTAGTATCTCTTTTAATTCTAAAACTGTCAAAGTCGATAACCTTAGAGTCTGCTGGAGAACTATATCTAACAATACCAGGTGTTAGTATTTCTTCTTCAGTAACATGATTAAATGGCCACTCAAACTCATGTTGGTTAATAAAACGAATAGATGCATTAACTGCATCTTTAACCATTGCGTATTCGCCTTTGGCATTTAAAAAGTTAGCATTAGTACCTGTACCACCAACTAGTTCAACTTCATTCAATCTACGGTTTACGTCATTGACAAGTCCAATATAATCGTATGCCATATTAACGTTCCTTTAGTTTTAGTTTTATACTACGTTCTGCGATACTGCCTGTGCTATCTAACATTCTGCAGAAAAAAGTATACTCTACGTTGTTTTGTCCGCCACCAATGTTAATAGTTGCAACAGTAGGTGTACTTGTTTGAGACACATTTTGTATGCTGTCTGTAGTAGCATTACCTGAAGCTGTAGTTAAAGTTTGACCAGCAGCTAAAAGTGTTTTTGTGTCGTATAGGTTAGATTTAACATACCATGTCACAGAACTAATAGTAGCAGTATCTAAAAAACGTGACCAATCAACACTATAATCTAGTTGTTCATCTGGGTCTTTTGTAGGCCAACGAAAGCTCATTTATTAATCCTCATTTGCAAATACAGTTCTGTCTGCGGAGTTTGGTCTTCTCTCTACAAAAACAACTCTGTTCTGCTCTCTAATTCTTACAGTTCTATTTTCGCCAAACAAGTCTATAAAAATTACCCTTGGTTGGTCAGGTATTCTTACTGTTCTTTCTGCTGCAGTAGACATTAAGCTGCCCTCGACACTAGGACTGTACGTCTACGGCTATACTGATTCTTAACAGCTTGGAAGTCAAAGACTACTGCAGTTACAGTGGGGCTTCCTATCTCACCAGTTCCTATAGCTTTTTCTGGTTTCTCTACAATGTGTGTAGTAACACTTCCGACAGAGCCTGTAGCCTCTACACCAGTGGCAATCTCTTCTGCAGGTCCACCACCTATTTGACCTACCTGACCTGTGCCTACGACACCAGTAAGTGTTACAGTATTACTATGTTCAAGAGAACCGATAGAACCTGTTACTGATACACCAGTAGGTTTAGCAGCTAGGTTTACTGTAACAGTACCTATAAAACCTGTGGCTTCTACACTCTGTAGTGCTTCCAGTGTTTGTGGTTCTAGAGTACCTATCGTACCTGTTGCAGAAACTCCACTTACTGGAACAGTGTTTACTGATCTAACTGAAAGTCCTGCATCGTTGACAGTAAAGGTAGCTATAACACCTTCAAGCTTTTCTGTCGTATGTACAGTGACAGTGTTGATACTACCTGTTGCAGATACAGAACCAATAGGTTCGTCTACATTTGGACTTACAGTCCCTACTGCAGATATTCCAGCAACACCAGATAAACCTGCAGTGGTGTGTAGTGTCAAACTACCTACAGAACCTGCAGCACCTTGTGCATTGTAGATTGGTTCTGTTACATCTACCTCAAATACATTGAGGTGAATGGTACGAGTGTTAGCTGTAGCACTGACACCCGTAACTTGTACAACTGGCGTTACTCTACCATATCTAGCAGAGCCATACGTACCTGTGCCGTAGATAGCATCTGCTGTATCATAGAACGCCATGTTTTACCTCTTAGGCAATACGAATGATTGCGTTAGAAGCATCTGCTGTTGGAAACTCGATTGTTAGGTCACCTGCAGTAGCAGATACTGTACCACCAAAGTCAATCACACAGATTGCTTTGTTTGATTGAGATGAGTTATAAATAATACAACCGTCACAGGATACTGTAACGTCTGCAAATACTTCATCTGTAAAATCTACAAGAGCAGTTGTGCCTGAAGTACTAATTGTAGCACCGTCTAGGTTTTGTCCACCTGCTGTGTAGTTTGTGCCAGTGGCCTCATCAGAGTTGCCAGTGACATCAGAATAATTTGTTGTTGCTGCACCATACGTACCTGTAGGTGAGTCTTTAATCAATGCAATTTTTAGTGTATCGGTATCCAAATCATGGGTACCGCCAAGAAGCTCTTGTTTAAAACTTGTACACATTGCCGTTGTAATAGCCATGTTTGGATTCCCTTAAATTAAGTACAATGGGGCCAGCATCTAGCCAGCCCCAAGGTTAGTCACTTATTATGCTAGTAGATCACGGTCTACTTCTGCTGCACCTTTACCATCTACATCGGCAATCAAAGCCCATACACGGATCTTACCCGCAGTAGCTGTGCCTGTCAATGTATCAACAGTAACGTCCAGTGTATCCTCTTCACCGATGTAAGCAACACCTGGTAGTGAAGGAGCCACAGCACCCACTGCTTTAGAAGCTAGTGCATATGCTGCAACAAACTCGTCATCATCTGCACCTGTACCCAAGTCAAATGTTAGAGCTGTTGCACCTGCAAGTGCTTCAGTTACTTCAACGCCAGCAGCCAAGATGACTGTTTGCGCAGGAAGAGTTGCAACAGTTGTTGCACCTGTTGATGTTAGATCACCAGTTGCTGTCAACTCTTTAGAGATCATACGAAGTCCAGTTAAAGCCATTGTTCAATCTCCCCTTATGCTGCGTTGTACTTGGCAGTAACGATTGCTTCTGGACGAAGAATCTTACGACCGTATAGGTGCATACCACGAACGATGTCAGCAAAGCTGTCTGGATCACGGTATGTTTCAGTCTTGTTGATTTGCTCCGCAGTTGCGACAGCAGAATCATGACCTGCAACAATAGCACCATAGTTAGTGTTTTGGTTTGCAGTACCAGTTGTACCTGGTCCTGTACCTACTGCTGGTAGGTTGCTTGAAGTGTATACACGGAAACCGTGGAAGTTGTTCAAGACAAGACCGTTGCGTAGGCCACCTGACTCACCGAAGTCTGCGTTGAATAGACGAGAATCTTCGTCACGCAAGATTTCCATGAATACTGGGTCAACTACAAGCCAGCGTCCATCTTTATCAACTTGTTGTTGATCAAGTAGACGAGCCATACGAGCTACAACCATTGCTGGTGAAGCTGTTGCAGTTGGTAGTGCAGTTGCACCTGGCAAACGAGCTGCGACTGGGATTGAGTGATC